ACTAGTACAAATCTGTACTTGATCTAATAAATTTTTATCTACATATTGATGTAAAAAATCAAGCTGTAGTTCGGTACCGCCTTTAGGGCTTTGGTTTTTTATTTTCATTCATTACTTTCTGGAACACATCTAAACCTTTCGGTGAAACTTGTACTGTAACATCAGTTACAATATCAGGTCCCTCTACTTTCTCTTTAAACGTTTCGCCTGTTTTTGTATTTCTATAAACTACTATAGTTGTGCAATCGATTTTATAAGGGTCATTTGCTTCATGCGTGTGAGGAATATCTCCTCCTTCATGAGAGTGTGTAACACCATTGTCATGGGTGTGTTCTATTTTATTATCCGTTTTCATTCTCTCTGTTTATTAGTGCGTAACTTATCACACCAGTTATTTCGTTAGCTGTATCAGCTTGCATTTTTATAACATCTCCCTCTTCTAAATTCAAGGTATCTTTTAACAAATTTACTGTTGCTTTATTAATTGTTTCATGAGCTATTTGAACATTAGAACCACCAGACTTTTTTACATATAAGTCTGTATCTACATTAGAAGCTGTATCATGAACTGCCTGTACCATTTTTACAATAGCTACAGCCGAAGTAGATATAGAAAGAACTGTGGTTAAATTACTAGTTGTTAAATTTAAAGTATCGCTTTTATAAAATATACTCATGATAAAAAATAGTTAAATGTATCTTGTTCGTTTTTTAAATCTTGTTGAAAAGAAAAATTTAATTGTTGTTTCATAGTTGTCATCGATTCAATGATTTGTCTTTGGTTTTCAACGTCATACTCCTGTGAAGGTTCTGGTATGTAATTAGTTATTTTAGCCATTACGCTCTATTTATTTTTCTTAATGTCTTAGCAAACCTAGCTCTTTGACCTAATTTACCTTTTGCCTTAGCTGCTTTATTTAATTTATCTAAAGGTATCTTTTCACCTTTTTTAATATTTAAAGCTTTTCTTAAAGAACCTGGTTTTTTAATTGCTTTTTTAATATTTAATCTTTTAGTCATTATCTTCTCCCGTCTGGTTGTGCATCCATTCTAAAACTACCATAACGCCAAGTTTCGCCTGCAGCATCATTTTCTATTTTTAAAGATAGTAGTCTTCCTCTCGCTCTGGTGTCTACTTTATCAGTAGTGCTAGTTATTGTAAAGGGTCCTAAAGGAGACCCGGTTTGAGTATCAGACGGATAGTCTGATATAAACAATGTTACCTTTGAATTACCTACTAAAAATTTATAATCTGGCATGAATCTTCTCATAGACATAAACAGTTCGCCATCATCTATATCAAAATCTCCAGATCTAATAAATGCTGCAATAGCAGTTGTACCAGAGCTATTAACTTGATCTGTCCCTGTTTCGTGAACGTAATATATAGATGCTCCATATTTATTTGTGATACCTAAAATATCTGCAAAAACAGGAGTGGCTGTAGTTTCATAATCTGTTGCATAAGGTTTAGTAAAGACACCTTGATCCTGATAAGTGGTTCTATCTAAAGAACCTGTGGTCCAACAGTTTTCTTGATAGTTGTAAGTAACGACTCTATCAATTTGTTCTGATCCTGATTTTGGATAAAACCAATTTACTTCAGTGTATAAAGAATTAGGAGAAGAATAAACTATATCGGAAGCATCAAAATTAAGACCTAAGTTTCCGTTTTGAGTAGTAAATACAAAGTCTTCTACTAAACACGGTAAAGCTTTAACGGTACCATCGTACATAAAAAATCCACCTTCATTAGACATCCAATAAACAGCACCATTAACATAACTAGCTGCGTGTTGACCAATGCATCCACAGTTTGTACCTACCTGTCTTACAGAAAAAGTAAATGGTGGACCTACAAATTGAATAACATAAGCTGCAAGATCAGTTGCTACAAATACATAGTCTTTACCTTGTATCGCTGCTCTTATTTGATTTCCTGTATCTAATCTAAAAGTACCCGCGGTGTTAGTTGCTGTTGGTGCATAAGTATTTAAATCTTCTTGATTAGAAAATCTTACGAACATGGGATCTTGAGTTGCAGGTGTTCCAATTGTTGTTTCTGTGCCAAAATGAAATAAATGTCTGTCTCTATCTGAAACTAATGTAAATCGAGTAGCTGTTGGATTGTTAGTGGTTGCAAATCCACTGGTAGAAGTAGAGGCTCTTACAGTTCTAGCATTAGACGCTCCAGCATCCCACGTAAAAGTTTTACCATCAAAAATAGTTGCTACCAAAACTTCACCATAATTATCCAAACTCCAATTACCTGGATCTAAAGTTACGCTACCTGTAGATCTTTCAGTGCCCCAAGTCTCATCTCCCCAAGAAGATGTTCCCCAACCATATCCTGCTGTCTGAATTGTTGGACCAACAATGACATAGGGGTTAACAGTTACAGCTCCTGCTGCGGTCATACCCGTGCCTCCTTCAGCTCTTACTGCTTGTACTGTAAACTTATCTATATCAGGAACTGTTAAAATTTCATAAACTTTTTCTAATTCAGAAGCTGTAAAATCAGAAGCACCAGTAACAGTGACAGATGAAAAAGTTACATATCTTCCGACTTCTAATCCATGAGATCCTTTATTAACAGTTACAACGTTTGAACCATTAGTCGTAGTTAATGTACATCCGGTAATAGCTGTATCTAAAGGTGTAATATCAAAAAAAGCATTGCCGTAGTATAAGAATAAACCTTGAGAAGTTCCTATGGCTGCATATTTTTCTCCTGCTAAAGAAGTAAAAGCAATTTGTGCTCTAGCTGCACCCGGTAAAGTTGAAGACGAGATACTTAATTGTTCCCATCCACCTATTTTTTCAGGTGCGGTATATCTAAAACGCACAAAATCTCCATCGACCCACTGTCCTGGAAGAGCAGAAGGTACGCTTTGTTTATTAAAACCTGGTGCAAATTTTACTTTTTTTAAGGCCATAATTTTACTATATATTAATTACTAATGCATGAAAAGAGAGAAATATATACAGAAATTGACTTTAATCTATTAAAAAATTCTTTTGATAAAGAGTGGTTAAACGTAGTGGCTGATCTGTATGAAAACCACGTGGGAGAAAGATCTAATAATTTTTTTACCAACCAAGGTCTGTATAAGAGACGTTGGGAAAAAGATCAAATTACTAAAGACAACGTATTGTATTTTAATAGATTACTCTATCCTCCAAATTATGCAGTTTTAGATTACGTATTAAAAAATATTAATTTTTTTAAAGATAAAAAAATTATAGATAATGGATGTGGCTTTGGAATTTTATCTGTTTTTTTAGATAAGATTGGTATTAAGTGTTTTAATTATGACACTTTAGAACAATTATTTATTAACCTTTCATACAACGATTTTTTAAAAAAAATTAACAAAGAATTTAATCGACAAATTAATTTAATACAGACATATTTTAAAGATATTAAATTTGATGTTGTGATAAATTCGGGAGCTCCTTTAAACCATTTAAAACTTTTAAACTGTGGTCTGTACTTGTTAGATTCAAAAAAGGAGCCTGGTTGTATAGATATTAACTATAAATTAATTGAAAACTACAGACCTTTAGAAATAAGGTCTAATTTTTTAAAACCTTCTGTTTGACAAAATTTATAAGTATATGTTATAAGAGCAGCATTGAATGAAAGAAAAATGAAAATAGAAGATGGGATAATGATACTGAATAATTTTGTTGACAAAAAATTTTGTCAAATGGTTATGAATTATTCTGACAAGGTTTGTAAAAATAATTTGGTCACTGCAGATGGAAATCAAGAATATAGAAAAGTAAAAGGACACATTTTAAGAGATACAAACATAGGAGATAGAATTTATTTTCAATTAATAAATAATCAAATTAAAAATTTTTACACACACTACAAACATAGATTTCCACAAATGTACACAAACTCTATACAACAAATAGATTTATTAAAATATGATGTTGGAGGTCAATATAATTATCACACTGATTCTTCAGATTTAGATTACAGAATTTTAAGTATAATTATAAATTTAAATGAAAATTATGAAGGAGGAGATTTAGTTTTTGCAGATCAATTTCTTAAAGAAACTAAAAGAGTGTCTCTTAAAACAGGAAGTGTGGTAATGTGGCCTTCAAATTTTTTCTACCCCCACAAAATAGAACCTCTTACAAAAGGAAAAAGGTATAGTATTGTAGCATGGCTCTCATAAGAAAAGATTTTAGATATAAATTAATAAAAAATTTTTTAACCGAAGAAGAATTAAATTTACTTCGTTTATATGCTTTTCATAGATTAAAAGATTTATCTTCTGCAGCTATTTTAAATTTTGATGTTTCAGTAGCTCCGTACTGTCTTGATTATAGAAGAGATGATTTGATGCAAGTTATTTTAGAATCTAAACTTTCTTTAATGGAAAAAGAAACTGGATTGAAATTATATCCTACTTATGCTTATTGGAGATGGTATCCTTATGGAGCTGTTTTAAAAGGACATAGAGATAGGCCCTCTTGTGAAATTAGTGTAACTGTAAATATTTATAAAACAAAAAATTGGCCCATGGTTATAAATAATAAAAAAATTGAAATAGAACCTGGTCAAGGTTTAATATATTTGGGAGTAGAAGATAAACACTCTAGACCAGGCTCTTATAAAGGAGAAGCACTTGCACAATTGTTTTTACATTACGTAGATAAAAACGGATATTTTACTCACCACAAAGATGATGCAGTTTTAAAAAGATTGAATAAACCTTTTGAAAAAAAAAAAAAAAAACTTATAGATA